ATAACTTCACCAGTCTTTTCAAGTTCAGCAGCAACCGCCTTTTCAATTCTCTGTTGTTGAATATCCAATTTAATTTCTTCATCTGAGAATCCAAGAATATGTTTCTTAGCCCAAGATGATGAAACAGGAAGAATACCATTACCAGGGTCTGTTGTTGCATCACGGTAAAGTTGAATCTTAGCTTGCCATTGTTCAACCTTAAGAAGGTCGGCTTGTGTTGATGGATTAGTAAGTCCTAATGTGAAATTGTTAAGTTCATCCTCAAATCCTAAAAGGTAAAGGTGAATAATAGCAATTTTATTTAACTCCTGAATCATAGATTTTTGTATTCTATTGATTGTACGAGCAAATCTAATGTCCTGTAATGACAGGTTCTTACCATCTCCAACAACTTCTTCAAATCCTAAAAAGGCTTTAGGTACACGAAGTGCTGTAAGTAGTTTTTTCTGAATATACTCAATATCCGCAATCTCCGCCAAGTTTTGTGCACCTGGTAGTGTGTCGATTGGGTTTGGTGCGTTAGGGTCACGAACAGGAATAAAATAGTCTTGGTCGACAGCCATTTGGTTATATCTTAAATCGACATTACCATTTGACGGGTCAACAATTTGGTCTCTTTTAAACTTGTTGGCGACTCGGTTTACGTATGGTTCAACATCTTTGTCGTCCATATTACCAACGTATATTTTAAACACCCTTCTTTCAGGTGCCCTCGATGTTCTATAAATTAACATCGCATCCTCAGCTAATAATAACTGTTTCCAAATCCTTCTGGCTTTTTCTAACATAGAAGTTCCATAAGGAAGTTTTCGGTCATCACCCAATAATCTAAAGTGGGCAATTTCCCATGTGTTGAAATTCATATCTTTGTCTTTCCATACGAATTTCAAGGCATCGTTTTCAGTAGTAGTCGTAGTCTTACTGTTTGGTGAATACTTCATACCTCTTTCCAAACGCTCAATCTGAATGTTTGGAAGTTGTTGTCCACCCATAATACCCTTTTCAGGGTCTAATTTTAAGTAAACAAAATTGTCTCCAAACTTACAAGTATTTCGAGTCCACATAGGTAAGTTAGTATTAATATCAAGTCTATTGTTGAACAAGTCACCAAGAACTGATTTAATACGTTTACTTTCTGAATAAATTTGTAATATAAATCCATCTTCATTTGTTGTTGTTGATTCTTCTGCGTAGATGTCAAGTGCTGCAGATATTTCAGGAGTATATTCCATACTCTCATAATCATAATACGAAGCCAACCTCGTTGGTTCATAATATACGGCTTGAGTATATAGATTATTTTCAATCTTGGTCCATTGTTGTCCCAAGTATAATGATTGCTGAGCTTGAAGTTTTTCTCTCTCGTACTCTTGTTTGTTAGGTGTCTTAAGAAGTTCTTTCTTATCAAACCTATAAACAGGAGACTGTTGGTCCAACGTAGAATCAGGACCAAATACTTGACCCAACCTCTGCCATATAGTTAAATTATTATCTGCCATTCAAATACTTTTTACATAAATAGTATTAAATATTTAATTAAATTAAATATCACTTACCGAATAACCATAAATACTTCTCATAATCATTTCTGGTTGGGTTCGGATTTATACCACGATTAGTGTTGTGGTTCGGCATAACAGGTAAAGAAGGATTAAAATCTTGTGACTTATCTTTATACTCATTTGTGGAAACAGCCCAACTATCAATCATAGCCTTAGTCTGTTCTGTAACCTTTTCTAATTGAGTGAAAGAATTTTCACCCACATATATCGCCATTGCCATCGCCATAATAAGGTCGTCATGTTGTCCTTTTTGGTGGTCAGGTCTCCCATTAACATAAACAAAAGTTCCCAGCTCATTAAACAATCTCATTGAACGTACTCTAAAGTCGTGTCGTAATGCCTCCTCAAACGATGCAATAATCTGAACACGTTTTGAGTTAAAGTTTAACCCAGGTATCTTTTCACGCATTTTAGGATTGTACTTCCACTTATCTGCGGCGTTCAATCCATCAACATATAAATTCTTATATCCCATCTCTTGTAATTTACGAGATGTTGATACCCCCATACCTCCAGTAATATCAATTACAATAAATGCCGAATACATTGTAGCCCATTTAAACGCAACCTCAGCAGCAACATCAGGTGGTATCTTTCCGATGTATTCTAAGACCTGTTCTCTTTCATCAAAGTCTATAATCGTAAATGTGGTAAAGTCCTCACTATCACCACGAGAAACGTCAATACCCATAATATATTTGTGACCTTGTATTGGCTCTTTCCACTGCCATATGGCACCACCCATAAATTTGTTTTCAGGTTCACATATATCATTATCCTTCATACGGTCCATAGTATCCTGAGGAATTACATTATCCCCTGAACCTAAGAAGTTACACTCCAATTCCTGTGCAATTTTTCGTCTGTCAAATTTTAATTTCTTTGACATCTTCTCAAACCACGTAGAATATGGTTTGTATCCATCTTCAAACTTTTTACTTATTTCTTTGAAGTCCCTTTTCATTGGGTCCACATCAGAATAGTCTAATATAATCTCATCATCGTTATAATCTTCACGATTTAACATATAATGAACAATATCTTTTACCTTAATAAGTTTTAAGTCATCGGCATATCGGGGGTCACGATACCAAAACATTTCAGTAATTTTGAAATCGTTCATACCCTTCATGGATTGATTATATATTGAATAATAGATTGGGTCGAATCCGTTAGGGGTAGATATAACAATTACTTTACCTCCCGTAGAAAGAGATGCCATACAGGCAGACCAGAAGTCATTGTCCGCTTCAATAAACGCAGCCTCGTCAAATATTAGGATAGTAGGAGTATAACCACGAAGTGCATCTTTTGATGTTGCAACAGCTTTTACCTCACACCCATTAGATAATTTAAAGTGTCTTTGTGAATTCTTTTCTGCAGAAAAACTAATACCAAACCATGACGGCCATTGGTCCACAAAAGAACGAATCTTATTCGCCATTTCTTGAGACGTATCAAGTTTGTTAGCAATAATAAGAATCTTTTCTGGTTTTGTTTTAGGGGCAGTTACTAATCGTTTTGAAACCCATGCTGAGGTAACTGTAGATACACCTGCCTGACGATACTTTAAGGCGATGTTCTCCTCATGAGTGTCGTAATCATTAATAAGACTAACTTGGTCGGGAAATAGTTCTAATGGAACGTATTTAGACTGAGTGTTATCGTAGGTTTGTAGATAGGTCTTTAAAGCGTATGGGGTATCTTTTACGCAACGTGCATATTCGAGTATTGCCTGTTCTCTTGATAAACCCATATTGTCATCACTTTATTTTTTATTCGGCAGGACCAATACCTAAACCATCTAAGAAATCATCTAAATCAAAACCTTCATCCTCATCGTCATCTCTAAACTGACCCATAGATTCTTCGTATTCCTCATCTTTAATTTCTTGTATGATTTCATCAACCATGGCTCTAACCGCCTTTTTACCATCTTCACTACCTGAAAGTATTTCTTTAGCCAATTCAAAGAATTGTTCAGTACTCAATGCTGAGAAACGAGAGAATAAATAGTTTTGAATTTCTCTCATATCATCTTCAAATAACTCATCAGGATATACCTCTAAGAATTTTTCCCAAATAACAGGACCTAATCTTAAATCCCATATTTCATATGGTAAGGTATCTTGTGATGCCATAACCATTTCAGCTTGTTTTGGGTCGTCAGGTAATCCGTGAGTACCCATAATCTCATACACACCCTTTAACAACTCGTGTATTAAGACTGGGAAGAACATACCTTTAGCTTTAATTGTTGGTGGGTCTGTACTATCATCAATCTCTTCTGAACCTGCAACACCTTGACCTGAATCGGCCATCATTTGTGCTGCCTCATCTGGCATAATCCAATAAATTAAATCATTGATTGACATTAACACACCATATAAATTTAATAATTCAGGATTCAAACGGTTTAATTCTTCTTCAACCAAATTAAACATGTAGTGACCCTTTTTAGATGCACCTTGTATAAGTGAATTGATAAATCTTCTTTTGGCTTTCTCCATATCAAACTTATCGAATGCTGCCATGAAGTTGTCCAAATCTTCTTCAGCCTCATCTTCACTCACTCCAAACATTTGTTCATTATCTTCTGAAGATGGTTCTTCTGATTGTTTTCTCATTTTTGATGTATCCATTTGTGATGGAGAACCTATTAGCTCAACATCAAATAGAAAACTATCTTCAGGAATAGACATTTCTTTTTTAACTAAATCTACTGCTAAATTTTCCAAATATTCCTCATTACCATTTTCTATGGACTTTACCTTTTGTACTGCCTGCATCAACATCATTTGAAGTTGCATAAAAGCATTTTGACCCGATACATTTGTTAAACCAGTATATTGTTTGACTTTGTTAACAACATCTTTAAATCTTTTAGATGCAATCAACTCCTCAAATCTATCTTCACCTTCCTGTTCAGGAAATGCAGGTGAATCAGATAAAGGTGTTTCTCCTTTTTCTATTTTACTCTGTATGTCTGGTGCCATTCTTTCAGGACTGTCACCATAACTAATTGGTGCTTCTTTAAGATTTTTTTTCATCACTAAATGTTATATCTAAATTATCAAAATGTAAAAATGATGGTAATTGCATTGCAAATGTTTCATCATCTTTTTTAGCCTTTGGTGCTGGTTTGTGTTTTGGTTGGTTCCATCTTCGTTTACCAGGTTTTGATGGAGTTTTAGTAGGTGCCTTTGTTGGTGCTTCCTTTGTACCTGGACTCTGTTCTACTAAATTCAATAAATCTTTCTTTGTCATACTTGGTGTAATGTGTTTTTGAACTAACTTAATCAATGATTCTTCAATCATCTTTACATTACGAATATAACTTTCTTTTTTTGTTTTTTCAACTTTTTTTGGTAAACCCTTATGTTTAGTACCTGCGAAGTCTTCTAATTCTTTTTCAGTCATACTATCAACCATATCTAAAACTGATTTAGAAACTTCACTTTTAGGAGTTTCACCTCTTTTTACCGATAGTGCTAAACCCATAATTTTTTGTTGTTGTTTAGAAACTGATTTTTCTTCAATTTCACCCTCATCCATACCGTCTTGGTAATTACCCGTACCATCATTAGTACTTGGACCTACTTGTTTTGGGTCTTGTGTCTGCTGTCCTTTATGATAAGGTTTTAAGGGTTCAACATCATCTTCAGAAACTTCACCCTCAGATGCAACTTGTACATTTGCACCTTGGTTTGCAATCGCAGCAATTTTACTTG